ACAAAATTATCTTCGTATGCGCTACATACTTGACAGCATTTCAAAAGAGGCTCTCGTTGAATGTATTCACAATGTGAGCAAATAGTTTTATCTATCCATTTTGTATTTTCTTTATTCATGGGTTCTCCTGTTTGCAGTGGAAACAAGAAACTTTGCCATTGTCATTGATGTAAGCATACAAAGATTGATAGTTTTCATTACAATCTGTGCAAGTAAAATCTTTTAGATTTTCAATTAGATTGGTCATTATTCTTCTCCTTCTGGTTGGCATTCGAAACAAATAAATCCGACACCTAATTTCAATACCTCGGTGCGTTTACGACACTTGAAGCATTTGATTCCGTGTATCACTTTTTTTTCCATTATTGCTCCTCTACCAACTAAACAAAGGGTCGAATTCTAATTTAATGTTTTCTTTGTGTCCTTTGCAGTGCCACTCACAAACATTTACCCATCCACCATCTATGAAATCACAATGGTCAGTTTTTTTATCCCAGCAAATTTCACATTTCATCTGGGGTCTCCCTTCCCTCATACTTTAATTATACTATACCCCTGTTTAGGGTTGGGGATGGGGGTAGGCGTGTCTAACACACTTCCCTCACGAATTCGATACCCTAGTGACCAAGGAGACAAATGGAAACACTAAAAGGCATCACAATCGTGGCAGGCTACATAGCCCTAGTAGTACTACTAACAATTATTGCTTAAATTATTTAACTAACAACCAACACTCAAAATTGTAAAACTTCCAAAAAATCTGTTTCTCCTTAAACCCAGCCTTCTCAGCCAAATCCATATTCTCTCTCGTAGTATTCAAACGCATCAACCTACGCAAATCTTTTTCTTTATCCAAAATCTCTTTAGCGTTAAAGGTTTTCAACTTATAGTCATAATGAGAAAAACTCATAATCTCTTGAAACTTACCACTAGGGCAAATTGTTTTCTCAGCCCAAATAAAAACCCCACCATCAATCAAAGCATCATAAATATTTTTTAATAAATCTTGTCTTTTATCTCTATCAATAAATTGCAAAGTAAAAATAGACATAATCACACTTGATTCTGGAAACTCTTTCATTTCGGTTATGTCAAGATTAAAAAATTCTGCCATATCAGTATTCGCTGGTAACAAATTACTTGATTTGTCAATCCCAACTTTTCTTCCATCGTGTTTGATAGATTTAATTAACTCACCTGTTGAGCAACCAAGGTCAAGCAACGCTGTATCTTTGACTAGAAAATAATCAACAATGTTTCTAATTGCTTCAGAAAGTAAATCATAATTTGCTATTGATTTAGCAATGTGGTCATCAAAATCTTTTATTGTATCGAATGAAAAATCTTTACCAGAATTCATGTAATCTTCTCCCTATTGCTTCCACTACTGGAATTGTTATAGTTCTACCACATCTTTCATATCTTTCTGAATCAGACACTTTTGTTTGGTCATCATAAAGTTCTGTCCATCCATCGGGCAAACCTTGCAATCTTTCACACTCTAAAGGTGTTAATTTTCTAATCCTAGTTTCACTATCTGTATCAATTTGTACCCCATGTCTATCTTGTGCTGTGATTGTGTAACTTGGTTCATCATGATTTTTTATCATTCGACCATTAGGTGACTTATTTAATCTTTGAACATCCATTACTGCTTTTACGGATTTGACTGCACCACGACCCTGATTGTTCTGAATTCCTTTCCAATAATGACCATCGATTGTTGGGAAAACATCTATTTCTTTAGGTTTGCGACCTGTAACAAACGGAACATTGTGTCCACCTGTTCCCATGTTTGCTGTTAAAGTGGGAACTCCATTTGATTTGTAATCTCTAAAATATCCTCTTCGCCATTGTGAGATTTTAATTTCGTTTTCTTCTGTCTCGTCAACATTTTTTGAGTCTGTTCTGCCGATAGGAAATACTTTTGGTCTGGGTTTTCCTCTAAGATTTGCGATAAGGAATATGCGTTCTCTGTGTTGTGGGACTCCAAAATTTTGGCTGTCAAGCAATTCCCATTGACAGTCATACCCCAACTCATCCAAGACCCCGATGATGATTTCGAAGGTTCTCCCTGAATCATGGTTGAGTAATCCTTTGACATTCTCAAATAAGATGTACGGAATTCGTTTATCCTTAGCAAGTCTAAACATTTCAAAAGCAAGTGTGCCTCTTGTGTCTTCCAAACTGAATCCTGTGCGTTTCCCAGCAACGCTAAAAGTTGCACAAGGAAATCCTCCAACGATAAGGTCGGCTTCTGGTAAGTCTTCAGGTCGAACATCTCTAATGTCTCGTCCGTCTGGTTGTTCTCCAAAATTTTGTCCATAAATTCTCCTAGGTTTTTCTAACCATTCGTTAGCCCAAACACATTCGTGACCTGTTCGTTCTAAACCTAATCTAAACGCACCAATACCAGCAAACAATTCGATAAATTTCATTGCCTACCATTTATCAAAACTATTTTTGAATCGTTCCCATTCTTTCATTTCAGAGAACTCATCCTCATAATGCCAAAAATAATTAAACAAACCAATACTGATAAGTGAAACAAAAAATATTGCCAACATAATAAAAACGCTCATATTCTCCCTAACTACTATTTCTTCAAACAATACCAAACCCCTGTAAATAAGCAAGCATCAGAATCGGCTTGTCGTGTCCCACTTAGCATAATATCTTTCACCATCTTGCTTCGTAGCCTCAAAGAAAGCCCCTTTGGTTGTCTCATTCGGGTGATAATGTTTTATATCACAAGGCACTGACACAAAACCCTTGTCAGCCATCGCTTGCTTCCTAATATCGTTATCACCAAACCACCACCTGAATTGTTCATCAGGTCGAACTGGTGAATCTAATCTTAAAACCCACGCATAACCACATATATCACTAGAACAAGGTTCAGGATAACCAATAACTGCGCCAGCCGATGCCATACCTTCAACAATTGTTTGCAAACTTCCTTTCTCAATCCACACATCATCATTCAGTACTGCCACAAATTTTGCCCCATGTGCTTCAGCAAAGTTTATGCCTTTATTCCACCAACGATGAATATTGAACTCATCTAAATCCCAAAGATTGTTTACATCTTGAATTGGTTCACCGGGTTTTGTTCTAACAATAACAATTTGATTCAACGGAATTAAAGAGTTTTCAAATATTTTTGGAAGATATTGGTGTCTGTCAGCCGTTGGTATTACTATCCAAAGGTCGTTTTCTGTACCATTCACTAGGGAATTTCCTTTCTGTTACCCATTTAGGAAAACTATCATCGAACTCAATCTCAGAAAAATACTGCCCACCCTGTCTTTGAATATCATGACCGAAAGTCCAACAATGCGCCAATTCTTCATCCAGCCCATCGCTAATCAATTCTTGGTGGGCAAAGCCACGAACCTTGCGAATCAAATAATCTAAACTTCCCATCGAAGTGAAATGATGTCCACCTTCAACATTTCTAAAATTGTGTCGTCTCCATCTTTCAGCATTCAAATCTTTACCTTTCAAGAACTGCCAAGAACCAGCAATCCCTGTCAATTCGTGTTTGTGATACCAATGTAAAGACATGTGAAACTTTGGCATATTGAAAGCAATGATGCCCTGTAAACCTTTTATGTGTTTTGACTCATACCATTCATCGGTGTCGCAAACAATAACAACATCATCATCCTGAAGACCCAATTCGTTGACAACACCTGTTAACTGGCTTCGTTGGTGATAATCATTTGCCCAAGCGTTAGAATCCCTTAAAGAATCAATCTTCTTGTAAACAATCTTTTCCTCAAACTTTTTGAACCTGTTAAAGTTTTCCTCAAACACATAACCTTTAGGCTGATTCGCATACATCAAATCGCCTTCAACAATCACAAAAACATCAACATCATCAAACTTGGTTGCCAAGCGACCTTCGAGCATATCCAACTCGCCACCAAAAGTTATCGCATCAACAATCACAAATTATCCCAATTCCATGTTCCCTTGTATTTAATCATCACATCGTTTTCCAAAACCATGTTCTCTCTACCATATCGTTTAACAAAACCTGTGTTGTTAGCATCATCCAACTCAGGATACATAACTGGGACAGCCCCACCCACCAATGAAACATAAGCATCAGCAAATGTGCATTCGAACACAACTTGGTCTTTCTTAGTTGTAGCAACAGGTATCTGCAATTGTTCAAGGATTCGTCTCTCATACACACCCATATAAGAACCATAAAAGGTTGGACATTTGTTCACCGAAACTGAGCCTTGATATTTTGAAAGCAGGTCATAAAACTTGTCAGCATCTTTGAACACAACGGAATCCTGTAACAGCAAAAATCTTTCAAGTTTAGTGTGCTTAATAAGGAAATCTAATTTGCCGACCTCGTAAGAGTAATCAGATAAAACCATGATTGGTCTATCACCAATTGATTCCAAACAATCTTTCAACCACATTTCCCTTGTAGGTGTGGTGCAAACAACTGTTATCATAATCTTGTTTTAATTTCTGTTGACGAGATACCTTTCGTGTACGGAATATAGATAAGGCTAATGTCTTTATCATCTAACCAGTCTTGGGTAAACTGCATTTGCTTGTAATAGTCTTTCTTAGCCCAATCTGAGCCAATGGCAACAATGTTTGGGTTTACTTGCAGAATCGTTGGCTTTGAATCAGCACCACCAGAATTAGCGATAACTTGGTCAACATATTTGCAGGCTTTCAATACAGCCATTCGGTCAGAAAAACTGACAATCGGTGGTTTACCTTTGTATTCTTTAATGAACTCATCGGTGTTCAAAGAGACAACAACGCTTCCTAATTCCCCTGCGATTTCTTTGCATCGTTTCAAAAAGTTAACATGCCCTGCGTGGAATAAGTCAAAAGTTCCACCTGTGTAAACAACAAGACCATCAAAGTCTAAATAGTCGTTCATGTTAAATCCTTTTGCTTCGGCATATCGCATGATGCACATTTGGCTAAGAATTTTCCTTCAGCATGGTTTTTGCGTATCTCCACATATTGCTCATTGTTAATCAAATCTTTCAAGCCCATGTTATTCAAGTCACCAAGAATGTAGTCACCATCATAATCGAGGCAACACAATGAAACTAGACCATTCCATAGAACTGTGACTGATGACCAGAGGCGATGGCAGCGATAATGTGATGTGTCTTCTCCAACAGCCCAATTGTGTAATTCAATGTCAATTCGTTTAGGGATACCAAGTTTCTTTAACCAAGCCAAGAATTCTTGTTCCTCTTCATCGGTTGACATTCCTGTGCGAATGTAATCAACACTGAGAATGTTCATGTAGGTTGGTTTGTCTTCAACAAGTTTTTCAAGGTTTTTGTAAAACTTTTCAACAGGAATACCCGGTCTTGTTTCAGAAAACTCTCTTTTAGGGGATAAGGATAGGTTCACATCTGTGATGCCCATTCTTCCCCAATCATCCAGTCTTTTCTGTGTCAAAGGATGACCATTGGTGTGAATGTAAATCTTTTTGAATCCAACACTGCGAGCATGTTGTGCGAACTCACCAAGTCTTTTATCCATCAATGGTTCACCAAAGTTACGAAGGTCAAGCATACGGAAACCCATTTGTCCTGCTTCGTCAAGAAGTCTGAAAACCATGTCCCTGTCCATGAAACCTTTTTCTCTGGTCATGGTTGGGTGAGGGCAGAATGTGCAAGCAAAATTACAATGGTTGGTGGATTCTAGTCTTAGAAGAACATCATCGAACTCACGAAGGATTCCATCTTCACTGTTTCGTTTAGTGTTCCATCTAGGTGGGAATTGTGCATCTACTTCTTCGTAAACAAAATCTTTTCTTCTTTTAATCGCTGATGCTTGAATGAATACGCTTGACATCTAATCCCATCTGTTTCTAAGCCTTGTTTCTAAAGACCAGTGACCTTGTGTGTAATCATTTGATTTTACCTTCTTGTCATAGTAAATCATGTTATCTGGAAAGGTTCGGGAGTTTTGCTCGGAGAATCCTGAGCCTATTGTTGACGAATTATCGTGATTAACTGGGATGTCTGATTGATGGATAGGTAAGCCATGATGATTCATTCGTCTCATATAGTCGTTGTCTTCGTAATAGGCTGGGTAGATTCCTTCATCAAATAAACCAACCTTTTTCACAACTTCGCTTCCTAAACTGAAAGCGCACCAAGGTGGTTGACCACCAGATAGCAAAAGCCTGTCTTTGCCAGAGTTTTTGTCAAACATTTCCAGTGACCCTTTAGGGAAATACGCATCATTATTAACAACAAGCCAATAATCAAAATAAGGTAATGATTTGATTCCAAGATTCCAAGACGATGGGACACCAAGATTAGATGGCATTATCAAATGATATTGTTCTTTAACATTTTCATTCGTCATCAAAACAAAATCCGATTCAGGATTATTGTCAATTAAAAGAAATGTTCCAACTGGGTAATCAATAGAAACAATCAGCCGTTCCAACAGGTCATATCGGTTAAGGACAGGAACAACTATTGCTGGAATCATATTTTGGAATAAATCTTATCCAAAACAGGTTTCCACATAGTTTCATAAACCAAATCAGCATCGTATTGCAAAGCGAACTCGCGTGCCTTCTTGCTCTTCTTACGACCACGCTTGTATGCCTGATTCATTGCATCAACAATTTCATTAACATTTGGAATTGTGTACCACGCTTTCATCGGTGGATTCCAAAATAATTGTCCCCCAACTTTCCAACCATCACCCACAAGTTCTGGGCTTGCTGCACAATCTGAAACAATAACTGGTACTTCGCACGCTTGTGCTTCCAAAACCGGAATTCCGAACCCTTCCCCATAACTGGTTGCAAGCAACACATCCATTGAAGAATAAATACCTGCAACAACTTCTTGAGGTAAACCTGAACGGTAAGCGTACTGGTCAACCCATTTAACTTTGTCATCAGGAATGTTGACAGATTTGATTAAATCAAGCAGGTTTGAGCCACCCTGACCAACAATGTCTGTGTGCAAATACAAAACAACATCATCTTTATCTTTAGCAAAAATTGAGAACGCTAACAGGTTTTCAGCCCATGCTTTCCTTGATGGGAAACCTTTATTCGCTGCGTTAATACCGATAACAAATTTGTCATCTTCAACTTTCATAAACTTTCGTGGATTCATTTCACCACCATCAGCAGTTTTCAAAAACTCGGTTGGTTTCCAAACCTTTTCAATACCATGAGGAATGTATTCGGCTTCAATTCCAAATGCTTCATATTGTGCTTGACCAAACCTTGACATCGCAATCGTTGTAACAAATTCGTTTCTTGCCCAATCGGAAACAGGTGAAGGAACAGGGTTATGGTCAACAGGTGTCCAACAAGCAACAGGATATTTACCCCAATGTCTTTTATCAAAAACCCAAACATCAAACAAAGTCATAATCAAAAACTTTGAACCTTTGTTCATGTTGTTCCAATGCCAAGCATGCGCTGTGATTGTGTCATTCGACCACATGTCATTACCACGAGCGTACAAAGGAATCATTTCAGAACCATTGTTCCAATGAGAATTAGGTCCTTCTAAACCATAGTTACATGCAACAGCAACTTTGTAATTATCTTTCGGTAAAAGTTTCATCATCATGGCTGTTTGGACTCCATAGCCAGTTGGTGAGAATGGGCTATTGGAATACCACAACATACTTCTTGACTCTGACATGTTCTCCCTTAATTTTTTAGTAAATTACTTGCAATCCTATACGCATCGTGTGATGTTGTGTCTGGTGCAACAATGTTAATGTTTTCCATTAAAACTCTTGAAGCAACATTCAAAACTGCGCGAGCAACTGCCTCGGCAGGTGGCTCATCCCAAATCATGTAAGCGTGTTTGATTTCGGCAATGGCTGTATCTAAAATTTCGCCTTTGATTTCGACTAGATTTCCCATGGGTTTATCTTATCGAACATTCCTGATTGAGCCATGATAAAAACTTTCCTGCGTGCCTCTTTTGCTTCCTCAAGGGTTTCTGAGCCTTTGTTCCAAACAGGATTCCAGCACTCAACCTCGCCTTCCTCGTTGGCTAGGAAAACGGCTGATTCAAACCAATCCTCTTTGACCCCATGACCATTCATGTGAACGGTTGAAATGTAGTAGGTTCTGCGTTCCTCAATACTGTTCACTGTTTCGCTCTCAATTGGTCTGTGAGGTTTAACATTACGGATACCAATTTCGGCAATAGTGTTTATTAACTGGGTCAGAAGAAGAGCGATGTATTCGTTGTTTTCTTCTTGCGCTGTTTTAATGAATCGTTCTAATAAATCAATTGATTTTGCGTCATCAATAAGATTTGTGGCATCAATCGTGTCATCTGCCAACTTATCACCCCTAGTTCTCTAATGACTCCAGATATATTCTGCAATCATCACAAACTATCATCCAGCCCCTAAAAACTCTGGCATCTGTGATGGCGTGGCATTCCATACATCGAACTACTGGGTCAGAGATTGCATCCATTCTTCTTTTTTTCCTTCTTCTGGGAAGTCTTGAACTACACCAGTAGCCAAAGCCAAAGATGATAAAGCCCAAACCTCTGGAGTAATTGTGTCAGGTTGATAACCACCTGCGCCACCCAACAACATGGGTGTTTCAATAAACTCTGCCCTGAGCGTTGACATGGCTTCCTGATAACCATTCACTGTGTATTGCAAACTGGACAATGGGTCTGTTCTGTGACCATCAGCACCACAAGCAATGAAAATCATGTCTGGTTGGAATTCTTTAGCGACCACAATGAAATCCTCTAAACCTAAAAGTAATTCGTCATCACCTGAATGTTCAAGCAAAGGATAGTTGTAAACATTGTTGTAATGCTCGCAATTCAAACCAGTGCCGGGGAAGATACCGAACTCGTGAACGGAGAAAGTCAGAATGTTGTCGTTGAATCTTGTTAAGTTTTCTGTGCCATCACCATGGTGTGCATCAATATCAAGAATAGCAACTTTCATGTCATAGTCTTTTGTTAAAATATCTGCGCCCATAGC